GGTGCTTGTACGGTGGCTCTCAGAGAAGAAGGGGATATACGTCCCGTTTCCGCAAACACTGAAGGATGAGTTATGAAGAATGACGCACAACTGGCCCTGGAAGCCGCAATATCAATGTCCGTATTACACAAGCAGGATGTGATAATCGTCAGGGATTACGAAACAAAGTTGGCAAAGGACAAAGCTGAGGATGAAGAAGTGTTTGAGACAATACGTTATGTGGAGCCTTTTTCATGCGATTGAAGCGTACACCAGCAGACCATTGGTTTAGTCGATGTGTCAGGATAAGGGCTGACTTTACCTGCCAGGGGTGCGGCAAGAGTTATGAAGAAAACAGCATGGGCCTGCACTGTAGTCATTATTTTGGCAGGGCCAAAAGGGGTGTCAGGTACGATGCCATGAACGCCTTTGCCCATTGTTACGGATGTCATCAAAGGTTTGGCAGTAACCCTGACTACTTCTACCGTCATTACGTTGACACTTACGGTGAGGGTGCCTTAGAGATACTGAGGGAAAAGGTAGAGGATATTTCCTTAGGCAAGCGGATGAACAAAGAAGCCAAGGAAATCGCCAAGCATTACAAAGCAGAAGCCGCCCGTATGGAGAATGACAGGGCGGCGGGTGTAGCAGGTTGGTTAGAGTTCGTTAGTTGGGATTAGGCTAAATCACAACTTGAGCCGTGCTGGCTTTTTTTAAGGTTTCGTATGCCTCTGGGTTTGAGGACATAAACTCTTCAAGCCGACCGGATCTTAGCAATCTGTCATATGTTTTTGCCCTGCTTTGAATGCTTGTAGATTCCAGCTTTTCTTGGTCTTCCGCGCGATATGGAACGTCATATATTGACTCAACAGCGGGCTCAGCAAATATGTCGTTAATAATGAGGGAAAATGCTCTAATTGCCTCCTCTGAAGTTGCATTCCTTGGCGGCATTAACTCTCGCAGCCGTTCTGCTGACTTTGATGGGTCAAGCATAAATTTAACAAACGCCTCTCTGTTGTTTTGATTCAGAAAGTTGTCAAGAGTGTAAAGAAAGCCAGTTTCAAGCCTGCCTCTTCTGGCTGCAAGATCATCAGTCCCACCTAAGAGGCTCTTTAGCGTTGACTCCATTTTGCTTACTTGGGGTATCAGTTTTAGAAGAAAATCCATTCTTTGCAAGGCTTCCTTCTTGAGTTTTGGGTCGCTTAAATTTTCTATGCCAAAAATCAATTCTTTTTTAGCTTCAGTGCCATTAAACGCAGAGACAAAATCGCTGGCAGAATTTGTGGAAGGAATAAATGTTGCATCACCCCTTGCCTTTAGCGCCTTTTCAACCGCAAGAGCAGTCTGCTCACGCTGAAAAAAGTCGTTGGCCTTTGCATATTTAGGGGAGGCGGATTTTGCGGCTTCTGACATGGAGTTTTTAAGATTAATTAGATTTGCCGCTACATCCCCTTTTCCACCGAGGTCATCAATCTGCTTTTGCACTTGATCTATCAGATAGTGAAATCTGCCAACTGAAAAAGGCTCGTATAACTCATATGCAGCCCTGTCTGCGGGCTTTCCTAGCGTCTTTCTGATTATATCTTCAATGATTGGATCCTCTTGAAACCCTTTAAAAACATCGACCGGCATCAAGTCTTTGTTAGACGCCTCATAAAGATCGCCAATAATTCTGTTTATGAAGCCCTTTCCTTCTGGGACGATAGTGGATACCAATTCATCAATAAGTTCATCGGTATTTCTTGCGTTTGACCCAATTATTTCCGAAAGGTACGCTATCATTTCGTCTGAATAATTGCCGCCTTGCTGTAGTTCTTTCGCAATGGCAGCAGGGTTCATTGATGCAGCGCCAGGAGATAAGACTATTTCCTTTTGCGAAGCCCTTTCGATGGATTCGGCAGCAGCCTCACGGGTTGCTGAGTCAGGCATAATATCCGAGCTTCCTACCCGAGCCTTTCCCCTGCTACCTGTTAGATAGCTAAAGCCTCTTCCTGCCCCCAGTCCCGCTGTAAAAAATAACGGCCCCAATACGGTGTTTGTGGCAGAATTAAGGAATCTTGTTAGGCTAGTTGCCGCTGCTTGATCTGGGTTGTCTATAAATCGGAAATACCCGCTTGCAAGCCCGATCCCAGCTGTTCGCTTTATTCCTTCCATCAATTTTGCACCCCTAGTTGCATAAATCTCTGCTACTAAAGGCAAGATATCCGTTAACGCCTCCCTAGTAATTGCTTGGAGCGTATTCATATCGCCCATCTGCTCCAAGGCAAGAACTTGTTTAGTAAAGTTCGCCGTAGATCCTTGTTCTGCAAGCCCTGCGCCTTCTGCTATAGCAATGAAGGTTTGGGGTATTCCCGCACCAGCCCTTAGAAGACCCGACTTTGTGACTTCAGACCATGTAGCCCTATTTTCTTTTTCGTCGTCTTCCGCGTTTATAGCGTTCAACACTTGTCTCGCTTCATCGCCCGTTATCACCGGCACTTCACTGTTGCCTGACGGATCAGAAAATTCTTGGGGCTGAGCCAGTAGCTCTTCAGGCGTTGGCTGAAATATCGGGTCTAGCCGTGGATCGTATTCAGACATAATCAGTTTCCTGAAATCGCAGAAGAAGGAACGTAAGCGGCATTTCTTCCATCAAAAAGTTTACGCAACTGAATCATTGGGTGGAGGTTATTCTCTGCTGCAAGATCCCTAATATCTTTGAATGTCATTCTTGTTCTGCCCTGACCGTCTGGGCGGTTAAATTCAAACACAGCTTTGCTTTTATCAAAACCATCTTGTTTGAAGTCCGTCCATAGATCATTCATTGCAGTTGCATTAATGGATGCCGTGGGAAACTGCCTATTAAAACTGCTCCACTGATTCCTTGCTGTGTTTGCTTTTGATGTGCTTTGCATATTTGCTCTTAAATGATTTGCTCTAAGGATGTGTGCCGTGGCAGCTTTTTCCATGTATCTTAAAACTTCTTTATAGCCGCCTTCTGTCTGAAGAAGATTTGGCACAGACGCCATAAAGGTTCTAAATTCCATTTCTGTAATTGCGCCTTTTGTCGCTTCCATTCTTGGCCTGACAAAGTTTTGTGTGAATACCCTCACCATGTCTACAGCGGCAGTCTGGTTTACAAGGTTTTGATAAAAAGGATTGTCTTTTGATACGCCCAAAGCTCCCATCAAGCCAACTAACGCCTGCTTTACGGTATTTGCTTCTTCTGCCGCGAATCCAAGTATTTCGCCGCCATCCACCCTGCTCAAAACTGCACGAGCTTCCTCAATGTCATTTAAGGTGGTAAGGGCAGTTTCGCCGAGAGTTATAAAATCTAAGTCTTCCTTAGCAAGCCCTTTTGCTCCCGCTATTGCATAAGCCTCGTCTGCTGCCTCTGCGGTGTTTACACTAATATTTGTACTTGGCTTTGACTTTCTTTGAAGCCCAGAAAGCTGTTCTTGCGTTAAGGCTGTATTAGACCCCAATTGCAATGTTTTGCCGTCTTTGGACTGAACGGTTTGATACACTACTTCATTTGGATTATCAGGTTTTATCCACTCTGATATGGTAGTTCCAATATCTGGCGTTGGTGTTGCGCCTCTCGCTATAACCTCGCTACCGCTAAATCTTATCTGGCCGGGGCTTAACGTAAAAGGCTCGCTTTGCCCCATCAAATACTCTCTCAAAGTTGGAATATCCGCGCCTGTGAGAGCCGAAGCTATTTCAGTATTCTGGCCTGCTTTTGCAATAGCAGCCTTCTCTAAGTTGCTTCTCATTTTTTTTAATCTTTCAGCTTCAGACGCTTTAGATGCCATGCCTCCAAGCTGAACAGCCAAATCTTGCTCACCAATATTTAACGCTTGAGTGGCAGATTGACGCAATTGTTCTGCTGTAGCCATTGGATCTAATGCGGGGGCAAGTAATTCAGTCAGCATACCCCTGCGCTTTCCCATTGCTTGGGCAGAGCCTATTTGCTCCCCGACATCTCTTAAACCAGGAAGCCTAAACCCAGCCAACTGCTTTGTAATTTCACCTAAAGCCATGTTTCTGCCTCCTAACCAAAGATGTCGCTGATTATGTTACCGGCTACATCGCCAAGTGCGCCGCCAGCAGAATTAATGATTGCCGCGAACCCATCTTGACCGCCCCCAGATCCCTGTAACGCGCCAGATAGCAAGCCCGTGCCTACGTCACCCATCAAGCCAGCCTGACCCAATGCAGACCCAAGTAACGCCTCAAGACCGCCCATTGACGCCTCACCAAACAATCCAGCACCAGCCAATTGACCACGCTGGGCAAGCTGAGAAGCCAATAAGCCTTGGCGTAACGCCTCTAAAGTCTGAGCTTGCGGCACAAACGCACCCGTCAAAGCACCCAGACCCAGTTGTTGTTGCGCCCTTTGTAGCGCCATTCGGTCGCTAATCAAGCCCTGACCTGTCTGTAAAGCCCTCAATGCACTAAGTTGCTGTGCATCCTGAATAGCTCGATCTCTAGCCGCTATGTCCGTACCGCCCGTCAAGGCACGTAATGCCTGCAATTGCTGGGCAGATTCTAGGGCCTGTCGTTGATTGGCAATGTTTGAGCCAAGCCCTGCAAACTGTGCGCCGATAGCCGCTTGTTGCCTTTGCTCTTGCTGGGCCTGCTGAATAGCCGCTAATGCCGCACGATCCTGGGCTTCTTCTTGAGCTTTTGCCAAAGCAAACTGCTCAGGAGTGCCGCCAAACATATTGGTTCTAACGCCCAATCGGCCTTGATTTAACAACCTTTCTTCTAGGGCTAACCTTTGGCGTTCTTCTTCAGGTGCCTGAATAGCCCTAAGCCGCTCAAAGACTTCCTGCTCTCTGTCGCCCATTCCAGCGCCAGCACGGCCCATAAATTGACTGCCTAAGCCAAATGCCTGCCTAGCGGCCGCTTCCTGACCTGAAAGACCAAAAGCAGATCCCCCTAAGTCAGATTGACCACGAGATAACAACGATTGGCTTGCGGCCTGAAGCTCTGGCGATAAAGCCGGCGCCATGCCTAATTGACCGCCACCAACACCTAACGCTTGGTTGCCAAAGTTGGCAAATGTAGTAGTTCCTATGGGCGCTTGGGTAAACCTTCTTGACGCCTCACCCAGTAAAGACTGCTCAAGCCCACCCTGGCCTGTAGAAAGGTCTACACCGCCAAATTGGTCAACAGCAACATTACCGCCGGTTCCGGTTCTGACAGTAAACGGCTGAAACTGGGACTGTGTTAGCCCCATGCCGGCAATTTCACCGGCCCCAGCCAGAGCTTGATCGCCTACAGAACCTAATCGGTCGTAAGCAGATTGAATTGCCGCCATGCCACCCGCAGCAGAGCCTATGGTGCCAAGATTGTCAGCAATACCGCCAAATAGCCCGCTAATTAGACCCCCAAAATCAAAGCCACCTAAGTTTGGCTTTGCTAAAGCATCTAAAACCTCTTGTGGCGGATTCTCAAGATCGTATCCACCTACTCCGATTACTGGATCAGTGCCATTAGCCATTAGTACGTCCCTCCATCAATCGTGCCTGTAGACAGAGTTCCTGAAAAAGTTAGGGCAGGAATTGTTACAGTCCCTGTAAAGGTGGGTGATGCAATATCCGCCTTGGTTGCTGATGCGGTCGCTATCGCGTTAAATTCAGTATCAAACTCACTACCACGGATAATCTTATTGGCATCACCAGAAGGCAAACTATCCTTAGCCGTAAAGTTGGTTGTCTTTGAGTAGTTGCTCATACCGTCTTACCTATAAGTGCTAGTACGTTAATCTCTTGTATTGAGAGTTGAGAGCCGTCAATGTCAGATTCCAAGCCAATTGTCACAACGCCACCACTGCCAGTAGCGTTTATTGTCGGTCGTGTAGTCAAGACACCACCAGTAAAAGTGCCAATCGCATATTCAGATACACCAAAAAATGCTGGCGTTTGATCCCCTACTGAGATTTCAGCGGTGTTAAAGGCCGTTTCAAAATCATACGCCCACTTAACAAAAAGTCTTTCATCATTTGCACCAATCAAGGTCGGCTTTATTTTTTTAACAATCTTGGTTTTGCTGGGATCGCCAAATGTCAAAGCTGGGCTGAAATAACGAAAACGGTATACGGTCGTGTTATCCAAGAAGGTGTCATATTTGCCCAAACCATCCGTAGTGCCTATATACAACGTGCCGTCTGTATCCCTTTCAAAAGACTTATGGCCCACAGATGTCCATCTGGTGGTTCGATATGAACCATTTTCTAGCCTACCCTTTAGATCAAAACAGAAAATAGTAGATTGGCTAGGAAAACAGATAAGATAAAACGAGTTTTCAGGACTGTAGATAGACGCCAAAGGCTCTGTTTCAGCTTCAATGACCTCAATAATCTCTGTCTTAACATTTAGACTAAGGTCGCTAATAGGCAGTGCTTTTTCTTGTATGGCTCTGCCAAGGCTTCTTAGCCCTGAGTTAGACATAAACAACACATCCGTGCCGATTGACTGAACAGAGTTCCTATCTACACAGCCTACGCCCGACACAGTATCCGCCAGTGTCATAGATGCAGGGCTGGTAGCGCCCTCGTAGACAATAATGCTGTGTTCGCCAAATACGACCAGATTGTTGTTATGGGCCGCTAACGCAACCACCTCATCATAGCCGTCAGGCCATACCTTATTTACGTCAATGTTGCCGCTACTTCCCCCAGAAAAATCATTGCCAACCAACAAATCAGACCAGTAAATAGTTTGTGAATCTGTTGCGTTATCAACAATAAACAGCCGTCCAAAGGCCGCTAAAACTTCATTGCACTTAAATGTAGCATTGGTTGCACCACCATTGACTACCGTAAATGTTCTTAATCCATTGGAATTGTCGTAAACCAAAGGATCAAAGCCGCGCTGAAAGAAATACGCCTTATCGTTAAAGTTAACGATCTTCCAGTTGTTCGCAGTAATCGAATACGACCCTGGTGTAATGTCCGTCAGCGTAGTCGTACCCTTCATTATCTTGTTGTTGCCGGTGCTCAGTATGTCCTCATTGCCGGCATCATCATAAAACTCGTGAATCCTATGAAGGTAGTCACTGCCCAAAGCAGTCTTATTAGTCGTAATAACGCTAATACCCTTACGCGCAGCAATACGACCCCGCTTATCAATAACAGCGTTGTCAGCCACATCTGCAAAGGATGGGTCTTGCGCTATTGGCGAGTCTTCTGTGTTGACCCCCTTAAAACCAGGGGCAACCAAGTTAATGCTCTGTAGGGGCTGTGCCATAACGATTCCTACGGTGTATAAAAAATAGTTTCTTCAGGATGCTTCTGTGCATCCATTGCAATCGCGTCAGACAAATACCTATCGGCAATAGCAAAGTACTCAGGGGTCGACGTACCGCCTGTTTCACCCCGCTCACGGGCCAGTAAAGCCACCGCCATGTGGATAACCGGCTGGCTTGGAATCGCTAAGGTATCGGAATCACTGCTTAGTGCCGCGTTCCTGTTAACCAGCTTGGCTTTTAGGGAATAAACACCATCAGGCTTGGGGTAGACATCAATCTGCGTATCGCCGCTAGCGTCTACACCATTAAAAGTAAAGTATTTTGGCGACCCTGACGTTGGGTTGTTTACAAAGAATTCATTGTCAAACCATGCCTGAGTTTGATATTGCAGTTCGCAGTTAGAAGTATCGTTGATAATCCTAAAGACTTTGCCTTTGTCACCGCTACCTGTTAGCGAATAAGTAAAGTCATCTGCCGCTGTAGTAATCGTCAAGGTTGACCGTAGTGCCGACCAATCCCAAGCAGTTTCAACAAGTTCCTTTGCATCATTAACAAAGTCGCCCACCATCGTGCTGTAGGTGTTGTTAGTTACGGTTGTAACCACATCCTCTCGCAAGCGCCTAAGCACATTGTTTACTAAGTTTAGATATGTCATGCAACATTCCTTGAATTTAACGTGCCAAGCAGCAAACCACTGGGTTTTCTTTGTTCAGGCATCATAAGGTCTGCAATAGCCTTTTCCAGTTCTACACGAGCAAGGCTTTGGGGAACAGCCATAAGGCCTGGAAGCGGTATTGGGTCATATATATCAGGAACCATAACCGGCCTACCTTTTTGGGGCTGAAGCGTAGGTCGCATCATCCCGCCTATAAGAAGGCTTTGACCTCTTCCTTTGCCATCTCCATTACCGTCTCCGTCTCCGTCTCCATCTCCGTCACCACTGCCATCGCCACTACCAGTGCCATTACCGC